TCAGCGCATTACGCCCAATCGCGATGGCGTCAGAAACAGTGACAGCGTCTGAAAGCGCCGCATAGCCAATGCCGACATTATAGCTGCCGGTGAATGCTGTGGCCGAAGCGCCTGCTTCAGAGCCAATTAGCGTGTTGAACGAGCCCGTTACGTTGCTGCCAGCGTTCTGTCCAACAATCGTATTGTCACTCGCTGTCGAAGCAACGCCCATGGCATTGCGGCCCACGACCGTATTCCGGTCCCCGTTGGTCTGGTCAAATGCCTGATAGCCAATCGCGACGTTATTGATGCCCGTCGTTAAGCCGCCGCCCGCAGAAAAGCCCATAAGGACGTTCTGTGTTCCGGAGGACATCGTTCCGCCCGAACCAATTCCGATGGCAATGTTGTTTGTACCGCCCGCCCCGTATCCGAGGGCAAATCCACCTATCGCAATATTGTTTACTGCTGTAGTTGCAGCGCCCATAGCGTCTGCACCGATGGCGATGCAGTTTGTCGGAAGGCTGGCTTGGTCTAATGCCCCATAGCCAATCGCAATAATATTTGAGCCTGCCGTGACACTTGTTCCGGCATTGTAGCCAACAAACACATTGTTGGTTCCGGTTGAAACGCTGTCCCCCGCAAACGCGCCAAGCGCAGTATTGAACGGTGTGCCGGTATTCGTGTAGCCCTGCAGAATAGGCGCATTCGCCCAAGCCGGAACGCCACCAGAAACGCTCAGAACCTGACCTGATGTGCCAATCCCAAGCTTCGTCAGCGTTGTCGTGCCCGAAGCATACAGAATATCGCCGGCAGTGTAGGACGCGACACCTGTGCCGCCATTAGCGACTCCGAGCGTGCCGGTCATCGTCATAACGCCAGACGTCGTAATCGGCGAATTGCTAAATGTAAGGCCTGTCGTGCCGCCGTCAACGCCAACACTCGTAACAGTGCCCAGCGGATTGACCGCCCAGGACACATTTGAGCCGTCCGTTGTCAGGAACCGGCCATTGTTGCCGCCCTGCGGCGGAAGAATAGCATTCGCAGCACCCGCCTGAGTCGTTGCTCCCGTTCCGCCAGAGGTCAGAGCAAGCGTGCCTGCAAGCGTAAATGTTCCCGAAACCGTAATCGGGTTGGTTGTGTCCGACGTAACCGAAAGGCCTGTCAGGCCAGTAGAGAAACCAACACTCGTAACCGTTCCCGAAGGATTTGTCTCCCACGAGACATTCGCCCCGTTCGACATAAGGAACTTACCGTTGTTCCCTGTCTGAACCGGCAGCAGAGCATTGATCGCGTCGTTGGCCGTATTATTTCCCGTGCCGCCATTGGCAATCGGCAGAACGCCTGTCACACCCGTGGTCAGCGGAAGGCCAGTCGCATTCGTCAGAACGCCCGCCGTCGGCGTTCCGAGGTTTCCGGAGAACGTGACCAGGCCTGCAGCGCCGTTTGTAGCGTTGCTGAGAGCCGTCTGGACGCCTGTACCGAGAGCGGTTAGGCCTGTGCCGCCATTTGAAGGCGCAAGCGTGCCAGAGAGCGTAATCGCACCCGTAGCCGCCGAAATCGGAAGCAGGCCCGTTGTACCCCCGTCAAACGACAAAACGCCTGTGTTAGAAATCAGAGCGCCTGTAATGTCAATTCCGGGGCCAGCCGTATAGTCTAGAGCCGCCGAAATCTGCGCCCAGTTCTGCGGCGTAACGCCCAGTGTTCCGCCAGGGCCATCAGTCTGAACCCACGACGTATTACCGTATGTCGCGCCCTGAAGAACGAACACAAGGCCGTTAACGTAATCCGCCCATGTGTTGGCATAGGTCGGGTAAGTCCAGGCCCCTGCCTGAACGACATACAAGCCGTTCTCAGCCGCATTCGACTGCGCCCGTACGAGAACTACGTCCCCCGCGACAACCGAAATTGTATCAATCGTCTGCGGGCCGTTACGTGTAATGTTCGCTGTCGTCGCAACCTTGGCGTTGCCGAGATTCGTCAGCGCGCCCGTGCGGGAGTCAACATACTGCTTCGTCGCTGCCTGAAGGCCCGATGTCGGATCCTGGGTCAGAGTAATTGTCTGAACGCCAGCGAGCGACGTAATGGTCGTGCCGAGCGTAATCGGCGTCGTGCCAATGGTGGCAGTCCCCGGACCCCAAGAAGGAGCCGCGCCTGTCGTCGCGTTTAGAATCTGTCCCGTAACGCCCGCTGTAATGAACGAAGTTGTATTTGCAGCTGTCTGATACGGAATCTGATTAATATCGCCACCGGCAATATTGGTAGCGCGAGCAGGATAAGAATAAGAGACAGAAGTGCCGTTCGAGACAAGGGCAGTCCCCGATGCGCCAACCGAATTAAGACCTGTGCCGCCGTGTGTTAGGTTGAGCACGCCCGAAACAGACACATGACCCGTTGCTGCTGGCGTGGGCAGCAGGCCAGTTGTTCCAAAGTCAATAGACTGGACTGCCGGAAGCCATGCTACCGCGCCCGTTCCGTCCGTTGTCAAAACAGTATTGACTGTGCCCGGACCAATCGAAGGCGTCCAGGGCGAGCCATTAATCGTCACAATCCCATAGAAGAACGGGTCTGTAAGCTCCACATGCCAGCCTGCAACCGGGGTCGCCGAAACACTCAGCGGCGTAGGTGTGGGCGGAAGAAGCGTCTCGCCTGCATTGTCCTTTGCAGGATCGCCCGAAATGCTACCGGCATTGTGAAGGTTAATCATGATTGATTATTCCTGAATAAGATGCGAAGCCGGACCACCAAGCGATGTTTCTAGCGCGATAAACTCATTCCAGGAGTTTTCGAGCAGAATTCCGTTCACATCCGCCGCCGGAGGGCCGGGGTTCGGTGTATTGTTGGGGCCTAGGCTGGAATAGTAACCTGATCCCGGAGAGACACCAATGAACTGGCTCTGGAATGAAATGAACGAAGGCGTATAGCCGTAAAAATTTCCCGGACCTGTGCTCGGCCCCCAAGGAGAATATGAACTAGCCATTGCTCAACTCCTTAATAACAGATCGAGCCATTTTGCGAAACCGTCAGCTGCGCGATTCCTGTTCCATTCGTCTGAACCAACCGAACATAACGCGGCGCTGCAGCATAATATGTCTGGGCTGGAACTGTGCTGTTGACGAGATTGACATCGCCACAGTTGAACCACGACACAAAAGCTGGGGGAACGGGCGACCCAGGATCGTTAGGATCGTCCAAAGTCTGTTGAACGGTGTATTGAACTGGTGCTCCCGGAGCATTATAAACTGCAACCTGAACCGAAACAGGCCCAGGACACCAAGCGTCTAAATAGAGCCAATCGCTTATCCGAACCCCAAGTCCTGCAGCATTTTCTGTGTAGGTTACTAGCGGTCTCATGCGAAAAGTCTCCAGGAAGAGGTGGCCCCGCCGTAGCGGGGCCGACAATTTTAATCGTTAATGTTGGACATTCCCTTGAAGCCCGGACGCTCTGTCGTTTTGCTGGACTCAGCAAACGGCGAACGCGGTCCTGTGGCAACCTTGCCGCCAGAAGCGCGCTTCGGACGATCAAGGCGCGACTTCGGCTCTTTGCCCTCACAAGAACCGCCGTCTTTCTTGGCCTTCTTCGCCTTCATGGCTTCAAATTTGTCCATTCCTTCGGACATTTTGCCGCGACCGAAGTTGCTGACCTTGCCGCCCTTCTTGAATCCGGTGGCCTGCTCAGCTTCGTCGGCGACATTCGAATCGCCGCCAGCATAGTAATCAGCGCCCTTGTCGGTGTCCTTGACCTTGACGCCTTCTTCGACCTTGCCGCCCTTTTCGCGGCAGGCGCGACCGCCCGGATCACGATCTTTTGTCTTGCCCTTCATAGCTTCAATCCTTCTCTAAATTAGGTGTTCCCGTTGGGACCCTGCAGATACGTTACAGTGAGAACGCCGCGTCCAGGGCCGCTAACCGCACCGCCCGAAACGACAACCTGGACATCGCTATAAGAGTTCGACGGAGTGTCGTAGCCAACAGCGATCCAGTTGTTGTTCTGACCAGCAGTCGTCGTCGAGAATGTCGTCAGGCCAACTGCAGCCGGAGCGGCGATTGCGTCCGTAAAATACGTCGCTGTAATCGTCGTGCCATCCTGCGTTCCGCCAAGACTGACTGCATTTGTGAATGCAATCGTCGTTCGCATGGTGACATCCAGAATCTGGCTCGCGCCGGGGATGCTGATTGTCGTGATCGTGTTCGCGCCTTCAACGACTGCCGCCGTCTGCGCCATGACAACCTGACCAACGTTGGAAACGTTGGCGCCAGGATCTGTGCCTGTTGTGTTTAGGATATTACCGGCTCGGATTGGTCCGGTAAAGGTTGTGTAACCCATTTTCTATACCTCCTGCACTAGGTTTCGCCCCGTCGTCCGTGCAGTGTCTGCCGGGCCAGTCGAGGGGGCTAGGATGCCCGGAAGGGGCCGCTAAAAGCGGCCCCAACTGTTATTAGTTAGTCGGGAACGAGCCGAAGATCGAACGCCAGTTGTAGTAGCCGAACGAATAACGCTCGTAACCCTTGACGAGGAGGTTGTCGGTCGTGAAGTCGACCTGCATGTCCATCTCGTACGGGATACGTTCCATGTAAACCAGACCCTTGATATTGGTCAGGAGGAACCAAGCGTAGTTCGATGTCAAGAAGTCCATGACCATATAACCTTCCGGCAGACCGCCAGCGGTTGTATGGATCGCGTTGACGTCGTTGTCCGCCGTACCCGGGCGCAGCTCTGTCTTCGTCAGACGGATCGCAACCGGCTCCAGGTTCGGCGGAACAATCAGCTTACGACCACGGGCGAACATTTTCAGTCCCGCGATGTCCTTGAAGTTCTGTCGAATCGAAACCATCGCGTTCAGCAGCGACGATTCATTGAGCGCAACCTGAACGACCGGGGTGTTCGGGATGACGCCGCCGTCAATCGGGTGATTGAGCGAGCAGAGCGCCTGACCGTCACCGCCGACCGCCTGGTTGTAGGTCTGCGCCGTGTTCAGAAGGTTCGCGCCGTAGATTTCCTTGGTCTGACCGAAAGATTCGATCAGGCCGAGGTTCGTCGGCGTGAACTGGGTCTTGTACAGGTTGTCGTCGATTGCCTTACGAGTGATCGCGTAGCCGAGACCGATCTCGTAATGCTCCTGGTTGTAGACATAACGCTCGCTGGCGTTATTGTCGAAAGAAGTCGCGCCGCCTTCCGTCTTGATTGCAGCGAGGCCGAGGTAACGCATTTCAGCGGTACGCTCGAGAGCCATGTTCGACTTTGCACGTTCGAACACTTTATCCCACTGCGACGGAATCTGCGGGTACTTACCCTCAACGCCCCGGAGGCCGGGGAGGAGAAGGTCGCGAATAGCCGAGAGATTGACAGCCATTGGTCCTTGCTCCTATTAGATGCCGGTAACGGCGCTGTTAGTGCGCAGCCACTGATTGTTGAATCCGACAATAACGTAGTTGTAAACCGAAGTCGCATCGGTTCCGTTAGAGCCCGGCGGGTCAAGAACCATGTCCGTGATAATAAACGGAAATGACGCTGTCGTGCCGAGAGTATCGACGAACATGCCCGACTGCTGCGAGAGCGAGTTGCCCACACCGACGTTGAGTTCGCAATACTGACCGACCGGCGATGAACTGAAAGCTGTCGGGGTGCCAGTAATCTGGAAGCCAGCGCCGCTTGTCTGAACGCGGAATCGTGACTCAGGGCTGTCAATCACATAAGCGATTACATCGCCCGTGGCGTCCGAACCGGGCCAATACTGGCTCCAGACTGTCCGCTTCTGAGAAGTCGAAAGGTACTGACAGCCCCAGAAGATTCCTGCGAGCGGCTGAGTGCCGGCAGCGGTGGCCTGCTGGATGTAGCCATTGGCGGGGCCAATGACCGGCATAACAGCGTCGCCTTTATAAATGGGGGTAGCATTCGCCGCAGAAATGCGGCGGGTCGAAAGTTTCCAGTCCATACCAGCGCCACCGCTGGTGCTAACTGGTGTAAATCCGGTCGGCGCGAAGTTGTTGGCCACGGATTCCTCCTGAATTTTGAGGAAGTCGTTAACCGTGGCGGCGCGCTACAGTCTAAGACAGTTAATTTGAAAAGTAATCCGGCGCGGACCACTTAATGTTTATTCTGAAGCGTTTGCTTCAGAAATTCATTGCGATTAATTGAGGCTATGCCCCCCAATAACGGATCGAACGACGGGCGTTTGAATCCGAAATCGCAATAGAAACCCTTTTTGCTACAGTTTTTCCAAATGAAGGGTTCTTGTCCCCCGTCATTCTTACAGACTGTTTGGGTCTTTTTCTGCCAGTTAGCGCAGATTCGGACCCCTTTTTTCCCAAGTTATGATGCACAAAACCCGGTTTGCGAGTGTAATGTGCGTCACCGCGAGGAGGATTAATACTACCGCTGTCGCCACCAAAAGTCATATTGTATTCTGGAGATTTATCCAAAATGTACAAAATTTCTGACTCTTTAGCTCCGCTTTCCGTTTCCTCGATGCAAAGCACTTCAGCGCGAAATGCTTCCCAGCCATATTTTCGGATTGCGGAATGAAAGTGATAGCCTGACCCTCTTTTAGAATCTGCTTGATGCCACGAAAGACGTTCCTCAAGCATTTTAGAAGTATACCCAATATAACGCTTACCGTTACCGGTATTCGTTACTTGATATACAACAAAATGCCCCAAGATGCACCTTCAATTTTGTGACGCTCCCGAGTATTATCGCTCGGGAGTGTCAAAAAGAAAAGCCCCTATTTTATTATTCGTTAGGGACATCAATCGGAGCGCGAGATTTGCTGAACCGATTGACTTCTCGGCGACCGAGATCGCTCGAACGACCTTCCCGCATCTGCGCTTCTTTCGTCAGAACTGCTTCACGGGCATTGCGTTTTTCTTCTTCACGAGCTTCTTGTGTGAAAATCAGAGGGCGCTCCATCAAAACGAGGCCACCGACCTCGATTGTATTGCCCTGCCAGTTGCGCGGCATCAATTCTGGGTGACGAGAGAGCGGAACAGCTTCCCAGCCGTTCAGTTCGTCCTGACGAATCTGGTCGATTTCGTCCCTTCCCATCACAGATTTGAGCCGCCACTGATAATCCCAGCCATCCGGCGGAGAAGGAGCCCAATATTTGTCTCTTTCGCCGCCTTGAAGTTCGGGATTTCCGCGCAACTGGCGAATTCTTGCCTCTGCGCGCGCTTTTGAATCGAGAGGTGCTTCTTTTTTCGGTGCTTCAGTCGTTGCCATAGTTCAAATTCCTTATGCAGAGAGCTTTCCAGCCTTGATCAGATATGCTTTGTTGCGGGCATAGCTTTCGATTGCCTTTTCGCGTGTCAAATCTGGCTCTGCAAGTATCGCCATCTCAACTTCTGCAGGCGAAAGCACCATCGTGTTTGAGCTCGCACTCGGACGCGGCGAAACGCTTGTTGTTGAAGAGCTTACCGGAGCGGATGCGATCGACTTTCTTGTGGTTTCGCGCGGCTTTTGCTCGTATCTGTCACGACTTTGCGGCGCTTCACGCGTCATTTCCGACTTTGGCTCTTCAGAATAGCCGAGGCGGTTCTCGATATATTCGAAATATTCCTCAGATTCAGGAACAATTCCGTCTTCAAGAGCATCTTGATGAGCGCGAGAGAGTTTGCCGATCTTGTTTGCGGCTTCAGGATGCTCTCTCAGCCACTGGGCGCTCTTAGGCGTCAGCTTTGAAGCATACATCTCGACTGGGTCTTGAGGGATTTGCGGCTCAAACGTCGGAACCTGTGGCTCGTAAACACTGCCTTCGGTCGTCTGTTCGAGAGCTTCCTCAAGTCTCTGGCGTCCATTGTTCAGTTGAAGCAGATGACTTTCGGCTTGAGCCATGGCGCGCTGGGCTTTTGCAGCCAAAGCATAATCACCTGCAGCCATGGCGTCAGCGTAATCGCGCTCTGCAGCCGCTGCATGCTGCTCTGTTGACTCAATCGCGTTCAGGATTATGCGGAGATTGCTGTCCTGAACTTCTAGCTGCGAGCGCCCGACATTCTGCGCCTGCTGTCGAGCATAGGCTTCGGCCTGACGCCGCGCTTCACGCTCTGCTTCTGCGATGCGCTTTTGGTGCTCATACTGCTTTTTGAGGTCTTGAAGCGCTTTTTCTCGCGCATCAATCTCTTTTCTGTGATCTACAGAAGGCTCTTCCTCGCTCTTTTTGACTACTTTGGGAGCTTCTTCTTTTACAGCAGCCTTTTTATCACTTAGTTCAACTTCAGTGACACTTGATTCATCCGGCAATGTGACTTCGACTGCGGATTCAGTTTCATTTTCATCATCGATATTCATGGGAGCGCCCCTTTTTAATCAATCGCGTCCGGCGAGGATACGCGCATTCTGATGTTGATGTCAGTTACGACACGACAAGCAACGGCGTCCTTTGAAGCAACGCTGTTGACAGCTCTCAAAGTCACAGGCCATCCGTCGCTCGGACGGAAAATAACCCAGTCACCTTCCGAAATGTCTCGGAATTTTTCTCCATTTTCGTCAAGATAAGCGGTCGGTCCGAGCTTCAGGACCAATCCTGCCTTGCCCTGCCATTTGTCTTCCTGCCGCGTTGCGTCAGCGAGGATGAGACCTGATCGGGTTTTCTCAGGGCGAATATAAAGAGCAACAAGAACGTCAGAACCGAACACCTCGACATCGCTCAGTTCCCCAACTCTGTCAAGGATCTCGAGCTTCGGGTCCTTGTCATACTGCATTAAAGTAGCCGGCATGGCTTTTACCTTTCTTCATCAACGCCAATAATGCGGTTATTGGCTTCACGTGCAGCGTGCAGGGCGTCTGCAACGCCTTTCATACGACCAACGCGATAGCGATAGTCGTCGAAACTCTGGGCTTTGCCCATGATCAATTCACTTGCGAGCTGATCTTGTAGCTCGAGAAGCTGCTTCTCAAGCTCTTGAAACAATCTAAGATCAAGATTCATTTTATTTTCCCAGTTTAGAATTTTCTTTTGTGCAGAGAAAAGATATAATTTGCGGCTTCGCGGGGTGCCTCCCAGTCGCCTTGCGGAAAAGGCAGCGGACGTTCGGTCGTCAGCTGCCTTTTTTATTTAGTAATTGTCTTTGCTTGCCGGACCTTTTGTGCCGTAAGCATCGATCTTCTGCTTGCGGCCGAAACCGCCGCCAGAGCCAAAGTCCATCGCCGGATATTCGCCCTTGCGACTGGGCTTCTTATAAGGCACCTGAACCTTTCCACCATCTTTACGCGGCATCGGCATGCCGCCCGGCGGCATCTGCGGCGTTCCGCCCATAGGAGCCGGTGGCATTGGGGCTGCCATGGCTGCAGGAGGCGGTGCAGCGCCCGGCGGCGGGGAAGGCGGCGGCGGAGGCGGAGCGCCTGCCCCTGGTCCGCCTGCCTGTGCCAGAGCCGCAAGCAACATCGGGTCCATTCCGGGCTGACCCTGCTGGGGCTGGCCGCCAATCATAATGTTGACTGTCGTCTTGCCAGAGCCCTTTTTGCCGCCTTTTGATTCATGGCGCTCTTCGCCGCCGCCCATATAGTCGCCGAAAGCGCCGCCGCCGGACGCGCGCTTGGCACGGCCACCGTCTTTCTTGCCTGTGAGGGCGCTTCCTTTGACCATTTTCTTGACGAGAGCACGATCTTCTTTCTCGTCCTCATGGTCCATTTCGTCGTCATCGTCATCATGCATGGCCTTACCGCCTTCTGCATGAGCCTGACGCTTGCGCATTCCTTTTGCGCCCTGAGATTCGTGGCTGCGATCTTCATAATCCTGCTGACGACCGCCGACCTTGCCGCCGCGCTTGCGAAGAGAAGTTTCATTCATCTCGCCGGGCTTGAAGGTGTTCGTCAAATCAAAATCGACCTGCTCTGTTGTGCCGGTCGGGACTTCTTCCTTGCGAGTGCCGGTCGGATGAGCTTTGGCTTTGCTGCCCTTGCGCGGCGCTTTGTCGAGACGCTTGAGGCTTTCAGCACCTGCGACGCGTCCGCCCTTTTTACGCATTACGCGCGGCGTAGTTTCCGGCGGGACATATTTCTCGCTGTTCAGCGGCGCACGTCCGGCCTGACGATCATTATTTAGGGCAGGAAATCCCGCGTGCGTCAAAGGCTCTTTGCCTGTCTGGCCGCCGTAGGCTTTCAACTTCCTTGAATGCCCTTCTTTTGCTTCTTTCGAATAAGGATGTGACATTTGATTGGTCCTATAGGAGTTAACCCTTCTGCGAAGCGTCCGCTTCTGGGAGCAAATCTTCTAATGGCCAATTAGAAGAGTTCTGCACTTCAGCGAGAAGTGCTAAATTTTTCCGCCTAGTTTCCCAACTTTTGTGGGATCTATTGCTTCTCTGATCTGCAGTCATATCTGCATTTTTGTTTGCTTCTGACTGCTCTGCCCTTTTTTCCAGCGTCCATGTTCTTTTTCTTAATTCAGAAACAGTCCAAACTTTTTCCCTTGTAATATATTTCCATGTCAAATTCCTAAGTATTTTTGACAAAGTTTCATTTGCAACATTATATTTTTTAGCTAGAAATGGCAGAGGATCTGTTGATTTTAATATTTCGATAACTTCAGATTCTTTTAATTTTGCAGCCGCGTTCTGTTTAGGAGGCTTTGACAATTTTGCGGTGCTTAAATTTTTTCTGTGTTCTTCGGAAAGATTTTTGCCTTTATTCCACGCCTTTTGGCCAATATGGCTTTCGCTTAAAGAGGCCCTATGCTCTTCTGTCTGTTTATAGCCATTCAGATTTGGCGGAGCAAGAACAATTTTGCAAACATTATAACAAGGGTTGATAATGTCAATGCACTTTTGTTCTATTTCAAATCTTTCTGCCTCTTTGCAGTAGATGAATATTTGGAACTCAAAAACAGATTTGTCATTTTCTGCATTCCACGCATTTTGAAGCGGAGGGCAGGAATGTTTTCCTAAAAATAATTTTCTGAAATGATTGCTCTTTCTGCTGCTGAGGTTCTTGCTGGAGCCAATGTAGCACTTGCCATTTCGCATGTTCTTGATGCGATAAATGCCGCAATTCTGATCAACATTTTCTGGTATGTGCACGATCAATCGTCCGGAATTTTGCAAATCTGCATTCTAACCCTTATCTCTGTTTTTGCAAACAGGAATCATTTCTTAGCTGCATTCATATTATCGACCAGATTCGGATAGGGGCGACCAGCCGCTTTGGCAGCAGCTTTGGCTGAGGACTTTTCGCTCTTGCTCAGCGGCTCAGACTTACCGAGCTTCTTCGGGCGCGGCTTGTCCCATACCTGACCACCATCGGCGCAGTTCCATGCACGCAGCGACTTATTGATGCGGCTGTCAGGATCGCTCGCGGTCTTTGCGCTTGTCAGTTTAGACTTCATGCCTGACATGCGGGCACAGAATGATTTGCGGCGCGCGGCATCGCGATCGGTTTTTGGGTGCGGCGCAGGCGGCTTGAGATTGTGGCCTTCGCGCTTTGCGGCGGCGCGTCCTTTGGCGTTCAGACCGCCTTCAGGGTTCTGCCCTTCCTTGCGTGTCCAAGCTCCACCACCTTTGGCGAGGCGCAGGGCGTCCTCAATTTCTGGGTCATAAGAAGAAAACTTTGCAGCTTGAGATTGCTTTGCTTCTTTTGAGTAGGGGTGTGACATCTCGGTGTTCCTGCTAGGAGATTCTGCGACGCTTTTTCTTTTTGGCCAGCCTAAGTGCGGCGCTTACAGCTCCGCCGTCTGCAAACAGCCCCGAAAAATCAAAGTCTGGGAGGTGCATAAACGGTTGCTCAATCCCTTGAAGGATATCTTGGTTCGGTCCTTCAGGCGCAGAATTTTGGGGTGCAGGGGCTTCTTGAGTAGGCATCGGCGCTGAAGGGGCGGAAGTTGCGGGGGCTTCTTGAGCAGGCATCGGCGCTGAAGGAGTAGGCATCGGCGCTGAAGGAGTAGGGGCCATTTTCGCAGAAGGCATTCGGTCCGAAGAAACTACAGGATTGCTCCCAGCACTCATTTCCGGCACTCTTGCTGTGTATTTTGGCTGGGATGGCGCGCTCGGAACCGAATGCGGCATCATGAGGTCCGGTGAAAAGCCTTTCTGAGGAGGCTTTGCATATGCCATCTGTTGTGGCTGTATTGCCGCTGTTTGATCTGTCGGTTGAGCGCCTGTCATGGCTGTCTGCATTGCCTCATAACGGTTAGAAGGAATTTGCGAGCGCTTAAAATCAAGGTCTGTCGGCAGGCCACGAGGCGTTTCACTCATTGCGCTTTGAGCAAATTTTCTGAAATCTCCAGCAGTTTTGCCGGCCAAAACGCTCCTGTTGGCGTTGATCTCGCCTGGGCTAAATATCTTCCTGAGCGGAGTTCGTTCAGGAGCTGCCAATGCACGCAGGCCGTGTGAACCGCCAAAATGCACGCCGTAAAGATTTTGAGGCGTTACAGGAAGCCCGCGCTTCTCGAGCATGTCGGCATTTTGATTCGCCAACTTTTCTGCCATTCGCATATGGAATTGCTGCCCAGCTTCTGAAGGATCGCGGCGCATAGCATTCAATTCTTCGCGAGATTTGCCTTCAACTTCAGGCTCGCCGGCAGTCGTTTTTCTCCAAGTCCCCTTGGTGAATTGAGCTAGGCCGGCAGCACTTGATGTCGGAGCTCCGGCAGTGGGCCTGTCTCGGCTCTCATGATAAGTCATCTTCGGTAAAAACCTTCCAATCGCCTCTGACCTAGGATCGGTTTTTGTCCCTCCAACTTCTTGGAATGCTTTGTATCGATCATCGTCCATATATTCTTCAGGCAAGCCGCCATAAGCCATTTTCGAGCGTGCAAGGCGCAGCGCGCTGTCTACCACGCCGCCTGCTGCAGCGTTCTGTTTTTTCTCGAGCTGAGAAAGGAACAACAGCTTGTTGATCCGAGGATCTGTGTTTATGATCGAGCGAAGATACTTCGCTGTCTCTGGGCTTTTTTGCTTGAACAAAGCCGGGTCTGAAAGATACGCACGGACGCTTTCTGCGAACATTTCTTGTGGCGAGAAAACATAATCCTTACGCTTTTTGGTCGGGAGATAATTGTCTTCCAGACGCTGCTGGGCTTCTTTAATTATCTCCTTGGCAGCTTTCGGAGGCAACCCAGCAAAGGGATTCTCGTAGCGTTCAAGGTAATTGTGGATCACATGCCCTGTTTCATGGGCCATGATGCCTGGCAGCTTTTTGTCGTCTGTGATTGCGCGGTTGATGCCCATTGCGCTTTGACTCATGCCGAACGGGAGCTTACGCTTTGGACCGGGGAACGTTATGCCTTCCCAGTTGCCGCCGTATTTTTCAGCAGAAGGCTCTTTGTAGCTATAAAGGCGCGCGAGCTTTCTTGCGAGATCAGCCGTCTGTCCTGGAGACAGCGGAACATTTTCGCCAGAAGGCTTTGTGCCTGCAACGTAAAGCGGCGCACCGCTACGGCCTTCCGGATCAACGACAGTGCCTCTGCCTTTCTCTGGTATTCTGCCGATAACATCAAGAGGAACTTTTGTGCCAGATTGCTCATACTCTTTGATGAGTTGCGGATCTGTTGGCGGCAAATAATTTTCTTGATGTTCGGCTTCCCAGTTCTCTTTTGCGAGCTTGTTTGTTTCAGCAGACCCTGCCTTTAGGATGTTGCTGGCGATAGCAGATTGCATCGACCGTTGGTAAGGGCCAACGTCAAGGAGTTGTGCATCTGCATGGGGAAGAACTGAAAGCGCATCGAGCTTTTCGGGCTGAGGCATTGTGTTGACTTCGCCAGCGATTTGAGGCTCAGCAGCACCGCCATCTTCGTAGCCTGTGCGGGCGAGCGATTGATGCAGAGGCATCCTGCCTTGCTTTGCTAGGCGCAGAGCGTCTGCGACGGCACCGCCATCTGCGAATTTTTTGCCTTCATATGTTCCGAGATATTTTAAATTCTCAGGATCATAAACGATGTAGCTTGGTTTGCCTGCGTCCTCAATATCGTTGATGTATTTGATTGTAGAAATGCCTTTCTTTTTTGCGATCTCGGGAAAAACCCGGGACCAATCTGCATATCCCATCTGAGAAAGAGGCTTGGGGAGATCTGATCTTTTTGGTTTATAAATTCCTCGCTTAATCATCTGCTCTAAGATTGCGCCTTCTGCAGGAAGACCGAGCCAGTTATCTTTTGCAGTAAAGATTTCGCCAGCAGGCTTGTATTCGTAATCAAGGAGACGGAGAGGCGGAGCTTCTCCGGGATCAAACATGTCTTCTTTGAAATTCTTTATTATGTGCCGAGCAGCAGCTTCTGTCCCGAGATGACTGCCAGAACGAATCTCTGAGGGGTGAAATATTTCTGGGGTTGCATGATATAAAGGTTCTGGGAAAGATATACCAGCACGCAAAGCGACGGCATTAGGCTCATCGCGAGATATCACTGCAGGAGCGGCGATGCTGCTTGGACGAGCATCCTTCGGGTCAATCGACAAAAGGGCAGGATCATAAAACGAAAAATGCCCCTTTGCAGGGTAAGACATTCCTTGAATGCCGGATGTGCGCAGGTACTCTGTCGCAGCCTCTGGGCTTCCGAGATGCCGGATTAGCGCTTGGTGAAAGCGCTCTCCTGTGTAGGGCTGTGCAATGTCGATTGGTGAATTTTCAAGGAGCTGGAAAATTGGCTGATTCTCAATCAGCTCTGATGCAGCCATGATGCGCTCAGGATCATAATTTGCAGTGACTTTGTAGATGTTGGGAGTCTCTTTGCCTGCATACTCTGCAGCGATATTTTGATCTTCTGTGAGGTGAATGCCTTCTGGAGATTTCTTAATGTCAAACTCTTTAAATTCTAAAGGGCTTCCGTGATAGAATGTTTTAGTTTGCTCGGGGCGCGAAGCACCAGAGCGCAAAGCACCTGCCGGAGCAGAGCCGGTGCCGGAACCAAGCGTCATTGCGCCAGCGATCGTGCTTGCGGCGTCAACAGCCTCTTGGCTCGTTGGGTCCATCTCCTTCTGGCCGGACATTGTGTCGTAGAAATATTCGCCAGCACGCTTCAGCTTTCCAGGAATGCCAGCATTCCAGTCAAGGTGCAGTCCTTGATCGTCAGCAGTAACTGGCAAGTATTCGCTGCTAACGGGCGGGCGGCTTTCTTTTGGTGCTGTGACCTCGCCGCCTTCGGCAAGGCTCATGTCCCAATCAGGATCGCGATCGATCCGCGTGTTTACTTCGCCGCCACGAGCGCGTTGCTCTTGCATCATATATTCGTGCAGGCGGTCAAGCAGGTCGCTCTCATCAGGTGTGAAATGCAATTGCGTGTCGGATTGAATTGCGAGTTGCGGATGCTCATTGTCGAACTGAGCGAGAATCTGTCTTGCTTGCTCATTGGCGGAGATTGCAGAGTCTTCGACTGTTCCGCCTTCTGCCATCGGCGCTGGGCCATATGGCGGCATGCCACCGTTCATTGGGACTTCGCCAACATTCGCAGCGTAGGCGCTGCCGCCGAATGCTTTCGTTTTGGCATTGCCTTTTTCTTCCGGTTTGTCTTCTGCGACTACAGCGCCCGCGCCCGCACCAGCTCCGATGAAGGGGATTGCGGCTTTGCCTGCGCCGTAAAGCGTTCCTGGAGCTCCAGCATAATTCATAATGTTAGTTGGGTCACGCTGTATGAACTTCGCTGTCTCATAAGCGTCCAACGCACGGCCAACAGGAGCAGTAACAGGATTGCTGTAAAGCGGCAGTGTCTTCTGTCCGTAAATAATGTTCAGTGCTTTTTGAACGACAGGTGCATAGCTGTAAGGCAAAGTGCCGAGCTCTTTCTTGCCACCGAACAACGGCGCATCCAGCACAACAGGGCGGCGCGGAGCGGTTGGCTCTGGCGCACCTTCAAATTCATAAGCATGGCGCTTCTGTTGATATTCGCGGATGTCGGGCTCTGCGGAAAGCTCTTCAGCAGGAGGTGTGATCTTTAATCCACGGAAGGGCTGATAAGGTTTGCGCTCGACTTTGTCGCCCATCTCAGTCTTCCTTCAGTAACGGAGCGACCTGCCTGCGTTCTTCAGCAAGGCGGTCTTCTTGCGCTTGACGGCGCGCTTCTTCGATATCAAGACCCTTGATCGCCATCTGGTTGGAAGTGTCGAGGTCTTTCTTTACTTGCTCGTGCTGCAGCTTATCGCGATGAACGAGCTCGCTTTGTTTCAGCCGCATTGTCTCAAGTTTGATCTTGCCAACACGATCAGCAACATGGTTTGCTGCATCGATCTTAAGCGCTTGCTTCTTGTTCTCTTCAGCAATGTTCTTGTTCGCAAGATCGGCTTGCTTCATTGCGATCTCGCCTTGAGCGTTCTGCGCCTTGATGCTTGCGTCCATTATCTTGGCTTGTGCAGAGATCATCTTCGCCTTTGAATCCATCATCTTAGATTCATCCATCGGCGGCGGGCCAGGAGGTGCCTTGCTGAATAAGTCATCAGCATCATCAATGCCGATCATCGACATAATGCGCTTGTAGACTGCCTTCTGATCGAAGGCTTGCGGGTTCTGCTGTGCGAGAGTGTAGATGGCGATTGCTTTTTGAATGCGCAGTGTCTGCGATGCAGTGTTGGGGTCTGCTTTCGGAACGATGTCTTTATTCTCAAGCGCTTCTTGAAGTCGCGCAACATCCCTGCTGAAAGAAGGGTTTTTGTTGCTGCGCCAAAGAGCCTGCGGATCGCGACGGAACAGTTCCTTCAGCAACGCAAACTCTTTTTGCTGTGCATTGTGCATGCGCTTGTGAACAGCATTCAAGACCTTTGTTGCTTGTTCGATCATAGCGATCGTCGTGCCGACAGGCGCGTCCTGCCTGCCTTCACCAACAGCAGTCTCTGCCGTTCCACCAAGGCGCTGGGCGACCTGCTCAACGTTCTGGATGATCTGAACGAAGCCGCCCGTAACATCGCGGTAAGGCAACGGCATGAATGCTTGGTTAAGCGGCACACCATCTACATCCATCGGCGCGACTTGACCTGGTCCCACGCGGATGTTAGTCGTTTGCTGTTTGCCGGTCGATCGAGCCATAATGCCGCCCGGAAAATTAGCCAGCATGCCGTTGTCAAGAGCAATACGCCAAGCTGCCGTAAGAGCGCGGCTAGCATTGCCAAGAATATGTAGAAGGCCAAGGTTAACACCAGGAAAAGCTGGAACAAACACGTATTCGACGAAGACTTCTTTGCGGACATAGCTCTCATCCCCTTCTTCCCACCAGCGGCGGATTTCGAGGACTTGGCGCGAATCCTTGTCGAGTGTTACGCGATAAGGCAGCGGCAAGCCAGTCTGCTCTCCGTCTTCTTCGTGTTCAAAGCCTACGAGATCGAGCTCGCAATAGCATTCATAGATTTCACGGTCCTGCTCATCCATGCCGCCAATGGTTAGCTTGGGCTGGATGCCTGAGATGTCGTCGAGCTTTTTGTCAACACGATTCAAGCTCGGTGAATAAACGCCGCCTTCAAGCGGCACATCGCGCCAAGCACCAACAAGCTGCATTTGCTTAACGATTGACGGGCGCATACGGGAACGGTGCGTCACGCGTCCGCATGATTCCAAAGACACAGCACCATCAGACAAGATGATGTCTTTACGGTCGATGGTTTCAGAAACAGGGCGACGCTTCAGCGGATGGAAGTAAACTTTCTTGTATGCTTCGCCACCGTGGCCCAACGAGAAGAACATGCGGTCTGTGTCGGGATAATACTCAGGCGCACCGGAAGTCAGATAGTGATTGAAGTCATCTTCGAGTTGCTTTGATTGCTCATCAATCGGAACTGTGCTGTCGCCTTCGTTGGCGACTTTCACTGGCCCATCAGCAGGCAGCATCTCTCCGCGCGCATTAGCTTGAAAGCGCAGGATGGCCTCAAGCAGCAGGGGATGCGTAACAACAGAGATGCCTTCAGCGCTCGGCTCGGACTTCGGCTCTTCAAGTTTAATGCCAAGGAGATCGATGCCTTTGACAATGTCAGCAAGGCGTTTGTCTTGACGTTGAAGATCATCCTCAATCAAGCGCAACAGTTCGTCGGAGATCGCACCGAGCGTTCCGCCGTCAACATGCAACGCAAGGTTAGCATCATGGTCGGATGCTTCTTCTTTGGGGGCAATGCCAAGCCCGCCGAAGTTGATAGAGATCGAGCCATCGGGCAAGTCAATGACAAGCGCATCTTGTTTTAGCTTCACAGCATCAAGGTCGCCGAGATCGATGACTTCGCCTTTCTCAGGCTCAGGAGCTTCGGGCTCTTCCTGTTGGATGAAACGGAAATCATCGTCCATTGCTTTGTCCTTAAAATTTCTATCAATGAGGGCCAGAGCATTTGCAGTTAAGCAAGTGTTCTGTCATCGCCTCATGATGTTTGAGATTGTGTTGTATGATCGATTGTTCACGTATCAGCAGCGCGATCTCTTCTGCGAGTTGCGATGCAAGCTCTTGCGGATTTTCAGTATTGCGCAACTCAACCAGGATTTGGTCGAGGCGTTCCTTGATCTCTTGCGATCGAACTGCGATGTCTTGCATTGTTAACATCACACTGCGCTTTCCTTGGTGGAGCGAGCGAGAATCGAACTCGCAGCATCAACCTTGCAAAGGTTGCGTTCTCCCATTGAACTATCGCCCCGAACTGGTGCTGGCGAGAAGAATCGAACTTCTGACCTACGGGTTACAAATCCGTTGCTCTACCGACTGAGCTACGCCAGCGAAACATTAAACATCATAGATTGGTTTTGCGACTGGAGAGTATTTCGATTCACTGCGGATATCTTCGATGATCTCTTCCGGACGACGGATGATATTTCTTTCACGAAGATACTTCAACGCTTGCGATGCTGTGTCGACCAAGTCATCATGTTTGACTTTAGGAAAGTTCTCGCATTGCGTTATTACTTTGTCTGCCCATTCCCTGTCCGGCGCAAACACAATGCCATTGCTGAATATCGGCGACACAGCATATGCGCGCGCAACCTTGTCGAGGCTTCCGGGGTTGATGAGCTCAACACCCCACACATTCGTTCTGTTAAGCCTTTTTATTTCCTGCGCAACAGAGATGCCAGAAGCCTTAGACTCAACAAGCAGCATGTCAACATTGTATTTGTTGCATGAATCGATTATGTGCTCAACAAGTCCCCATTCTTTTTGTTGACGTTGTTTGAAATCGAAATCAGATTCGCCCGGTTCACGCAGCACATCAACGCCATGCAGCGGAAGCCTTTTCTCCCAAGCATGCATAAGCATGACCGATGGCACTGTGTCTCTGTCGTCAATGAGGTCTGCGACTTCGCCATCACGACTCAATATCCTGCGAGCAGATTGTCCGCCTCTTTGCCACACGCCCCAGATAGTCAGCGCACTGGGATCATTCTCTTTCTTCTCGGTGTAAGCAGGATCAAGCGAAGCAACAATATAATCCATCGGCGGGAATTTGTGCGCGCCCGCTAGACCTTGCGCTCTTGCCATATCATCATCGTACAGCTGCCACCAATCACGCTTGATGATGCCGCCGCCACGAGGCGTTGGTGTTTGCTGGAACTGACCCGCAACAGCCCATGGGCCCATAACTTGTTTGTCGCGCTCAACAACACTGTGCGGGAAGCGCGCTTCAAAAAGCAACTCACCATTTTCTTGGCGCGGGTCTTCGTAACCAAGGTCTGTGATGCAACGCCGCTCAGGATCAAACTCCATCGGCAACATAACATGCGTGTATCCGAGATTCTTCTCAAGGATAACGCCACTGACATCATCAACATGCAATCGCTGCATAATAACGACAATGGCAGATGTCGCAGGATTCGTGAGTCGCGTTGGCACCGCTTCAAGAAACGTATTGATGGTGCTTTGGCGTTGGATTTCCGACAACGCGCTGTCAACAGAGTGCGGATCGTCGATTGTTACGCGATCGCCACGAACACCCGTCATGCTTTCAAACGCAACAGCTTCACGGAAGCCGGTCTCTGTGTTTTCGAACTTCGTTTTTGCGTTCTGGTCGCCGGTAAGTTTTACACGATCGCCCCAGCGCGTTTGATACCATTCAGATTGAATAAGACGACGCATCTTCGTTGAATCGCGAACAGCAAGATTTTGCGCGTGTGCTGTGCAGATGAAACGAAGATGGGCCATGTTGCATGGCCCCCACTCCCACGCAGGCCAAAACACGTTCACCAGCAGCGACTTCATCATGCCAGGCGGAACGTTAATCAGCAAACGATTTATTTCGCCATTGGTTATCGCTTCAAGGTGATGTGCGACGAAGTCTATGTGCCAATTGTGAACGTATGGCTGTGCTGGCTCGACGATGTGCCATGATTGCCGAATGAACTCAGAAAAACTTTCTTCGCAAGCTTCTCGAGACTTACGTAAATCGTAAACAGCTTTTGCTTGTGCCTTGGCAACAAGAATGTGCTTCGGCAAATGCAGCAAGGAATATGGATCTATGTTGAAGTCAGCGTTCATTTGTTTTTAGCACAATCCTTAGTACGTAAATTCATAATCTCTTTCTTCAGTATACGGTTGTCTTCTAGCAGCGGATTAAGCAAATGTGCACGAAACACATCAAATGCTCGGCTAATTTCTCGCGTTGCTATGCGATAATCATAGCAACCTGTTTGTTTTTCTAGCGGCGGAAACCATTCGAGTGCAAGCTTGTGGGATAAGATGCGCGCATTTTCTTCTTCAAGTTCTTTTATTCTGTTTTGAAATGCTTCTGCATCGTTGCTCATTATTCTTCCTCGCTGTCTTCTTCGTCTTGCACTTCCGCTTCAATGAGACTTGAATCGATCTCTTCGCCAGTTATGAGCTTGATGAGTTCAACTTCATTCATGCGCTCATACACATTGACGTTGATGTCTGTCTGTGCGACAGGCTTGCCCCATCCTCGATCAATGATCGTCTTTGCAGCGTCCATGCGATACTGCAATGATGCGTCTTGGTTGCGCATTGTCTCAAGTAGAAAGCGGAATGCTTCTGGTGAATGGTCCTTGGCCGCTTGCCGAATGTCCTTGCGGATTTGCCTGTCAAGCAGCTCTTGTGCTGTGAGGACTTTCTTTGGGCGACCAGGACCGCCAGGATTTCCGGGCAAAAAACGATGAGGTCCGCGCTTTGGTGCTTGATCAGTCATCGCCATTTTTGTTCTTTCTTGACTTGTTCAGTTTAGATTATTCTTTGTCCGTTTTCTTTTTCTTCAGAAAACAGTTCAAAGCTCCGCCATCAGCGCCAAACATGACGCTGCTTGAATCACCATTGATCTGGCGCAAAATAGCGTCATCAAACCAAGGTGACAAAACAGCTCTCAATCACAATCCGGGAAGAATTATGATCAGAGCTCTGCCATTCTAACTCCAAAACCTTTGTTCCGCAAAATCCTTTTACGTGCGCGGAAATACCTTTCATCGGACCTTTTTCAATCATGACTTTGTCACCAATGTTGAACATTATCTTTTGATCAATCTTCTCAGGCAATGCATCACGATAGAATTGAACTAAATCATCGCTGATGATGCATGGCGTGCTTGTTCCTGAATAACAAACCAATCTCTTCACGTTTGTTGTGTTGCGAACAGCGTGAAAAAGGCTCTCAGTCATGACGGCTTGAAGGAATATATATGGACCGAAGCGTGAAAGCCTTCTAGGACGAACAGCGGTGGGCGTAGGACGCGATGAACGACGACAGCTGGGCCTAACTATGTCTATGGGCCTCCACACTGTGAGGCGAGCTCCTGCAAGCTCAAGGTAAACTTGATGAACGAATCCAGAATATGCTTCAATCATATACCAAGATTTTTTGTCATCAATCATTTTGATTCTCCATTTTAGTCTGAATAAATTCTTCTGAACTTTATTGCCCTGACAGTACCTGCCGTCACTCCGTAAATTTTTCCTATTTCATATTGAGTAATTTTTCTTTCGATTGCCATTTTCCTTATCTCATCAGCTTGACTCTGTGTCAATTTTGAATTTGGGTGATTCTCTCCCATTTTATATTTTCCTTTAGATTTCCTATCATTCATGTTGTCTCTTTGAGATCCTTCCCAAAGATGATCAGGATTAATGCAAGAAGGATTATCGCAGGAGTGGCAGCAAAAAAGTCCTTTCGAAATACGCCTTCCCAATTTCCTTTCAAGAGACAATCTGTGACCTCCATAGCCAATTGTCATGTTTGATCCAGGCTCTTTCATTGGAATTACTGAATATCCGAGATTGTTTTTATTGAAAGGCCAAATCATGCATCCATTTTCGTCAGGTTCAATTTTATCTGCAATTTCAAAAAATTCTTCGAGAGTCATGGCCCATCTCCAGGAACTTGCAGCAATACTTGATTGTGCCTGTTCATCAAATGCAGCAATTCACTGATCAACTGCATTCTTGAAATCGTTGCATTGACAGTTTGCTTTGAAGCAATCAGAACTTCGCCCGGCTCATCATGATGGTCCCATACAACGCGAGAGTTATGCGCAAGCCAAATATCGAAGCACTTTTGATCACCGACACCAAGCAAGAAGCAAGAGAACATGTCATTGGCACGCATCAAAGTATGAAATCTGCGCTGAACAGGGCGAACAGATGCAACATACTTGCTCGATGTTTTCTTGCTCAACTTCAATTCAACAGGCAGCAATGCTGGCCAAACAGGCAACAATGCATCAGGAAAGCCCACAGACGATCCAGATGTCGGCTCAACCCATTGAACACCGACGCCGCCCTTGCCTCTTGACCAGACAGAACGCAGCCAATGGCGCATGTCTTTTTCAGTCACGTTTGACTGCATAAACACCTCCAAAATTTTGGAACGGAAATCGGAATTTTTAGGCTACACCGTAAACCCCCCTACGTTTTCTTCTCTCCTTTTTTCTTTCTTTCCCTTTTCTTGCTCGCGCGAGCAAGAGAGGAGAAAAGAGGAAGAAATAAAAGGGAGGTTTCGGGATAGGGCCAAAAATTCCGATTCCGTTCCAAACCGAAATCGCATCAAAGTGTTTCTAATCTAACGGTTAAACCCTCTCCAAGCTTCCAAGCCACCCTTTTTGCGACCTTGTCCATTTCGGATTGACTCTTGACGAAGAAATCATTTTTGTTTGTGATCACTTCAGTCATGACTTTCTTGTCACACTTCATTCTTGGCAGTGCATGGAAGCCATGGCTCTTCAGAAGTTTTTTGAGCCGATATCCACTCTCAACATTTGCGTCTTTGCGTCCTTGATGGATCTCTTCGCGCACATATTCTCGCAAGTCATGAACAGTTACATAGAAGTCAATTTGATCACCTTTTTCATCGACCATGGTCTCCGCAAGTTCTTTCATCCGATCAAGGACCAACCGCTCCCCTTCACTCAGCATGACTTCAGATATGCTCTTCTTCCGATTCGTCATCGGAGCTTCTTCTCCCGGCATGATCACATTCGCAGGATCAGAAGCAACAAAGTCCTCGGCCCATTGTTTGATTATTTTCAATCCATCAAGCTTGAGCCATTTGTGAAACCTATCCCACATCGCAGGCTTCCACTTTTTCTCCGTAACAAGGGGCACGAGCCAACGGCGATCGTCCACCGTAAACTTGATCGCCCGTTCATCATTTGAGCAAGCAAGAATGTGGCACCAGTTCGCAATATTGTATGTCGGTTGGTATTTTTCATTCACCTCGATCGTTGGTTCAGTGATCAAGTGCTTCAACTCATTATAAGCCTTGTATGAATGACCAGCATAAATTTCATTCACAACAGCGAGCCGCTTGTGCGCTTGCCACGAGTTGAAATTGCTTTCAGTGATTGTGCGCTCATTAGGATAGCTGACATTATTTTCCCCCAAGATCGGTTCAAGCACATAAGACCCGAGCGTGCTTTTGCCAACACCTTGCGTTTCAGAGATGAGCAGCACAGCATAGTTGATTTTAATTTTAGGCCGCGCGATTAGCGTTGCGATCCAGCGCATCACCTGATATCTATCTTCTTCGTCCGGGAACAAATGTTCAAGGAACTCGGTCCAAAGTTTATTGTCCCCCTTTTTCTTTTCAATATTCGGAGCAACATGCATGTTGAACTTCATCAGATGATCTTTTTCATCTGTGCCAGTATTGAAAATTCCAGGCTTTTCACCCGGCGCATACATAATTTCCCCGACCTTGCGATGGTTCTTTGCTTTCAGCAGCTCGCTGGTTTTC